CATGGGAGGCATTTATTACTGGCGGTCCGGCTGGAACATTAACACCAACACTACCTAAATGGACTCCAACAAATAAAGCATTAAATTCCCTTTGGGATTATTTAGGCTTTCCAGTTGCGATTGCACCAACTGGTCGTTTCCCTATGACATTCCCACGGGATGCCTACAACAAAGTATGGAACGAATATTATAGAGATGAAACATTACAAACAGAAGTAGCATTAACACAGGAATCAATTCTTCTAAGGAATTGGGAGAAAGACTATTTTACATCAGCATTACCAAATCAACAAAGAGGAACTGCACCTTCTTTACCGATAAGTGGTTCCGCATATTTATACAATGCCACTTCAACAATCTCATCTGCTGCTCATCAATTAGGTGCATTATCAATATCAGGTATTGATTCAACAATTACATCAAACACAGCAGCAGCAACAATATATCCCTCAACAGTATCTTTCTCATCAGCTACAACATTCAATGTTTCTGATTTACGATTGGCTTTCCAAATACAAAAATGGATGGAACGAAATGCAAGAGCTGGAGTTCGCTACACAGAGTTTATTAAATCTCATTTCGGAACTGCACCAAAAGACGAAAGACTACAAAGAGCTGAATACATCGGTGGGTCACGTTCACCAGTCATTATTAGTGAAGTTCTTAAGACATCAACAACTGATGCGACTTCACCTCAGGGAAATCTTGCAGGACATGGAATTACTGTCTCTGATGCTTATTGCGGAAAATATCATGTCAAAGAGTTCGGTCTCATTATTGGACTCATGTCAATTATGCCAAAACCACAATACCAAGACGGAATTGACAGACAATGGCTAAGGCAAACTAAATACGATTTCTTTTTCCCAGAATTTGCCAACCTCTCAGAGCAGGCAATAGAAAAAGTAGAAATATGTGCAAAGGATAGCGACGCATCACACAACACAGCTATTTTCGGATACCAGGGAAGATATGACGAAATGCGAACAAAAAACAATATGACAGTATCGGAAATGAGATCAACATACGATTACTGGCATTTAGGCCGTCAATTCAATCCAGCTTCAGCACCGGCCTTAAATTCATCATTCATTGAATGTGTACCTAGAAAGGACATATTCGCAGTACAGAATGTACCAGGGCTTATTGTTTCTTTTGGAAACATAATCAAAGCATTTAGACCAATGCCTATTCAGGCCGAACCCGGTCTAATAGATCATAATTAAGGAGGCATAAAAATGCCAGTATTTAGATCACAATACATGGAAGACTTCCCACATGACAAACCGGAAGATAATTCCGGAGAGTTAATAACAGAAACCGCAGGTTATAGACCTGCACAAATAAGAATCGAAGAAATGATAATGGCTGGCCAAAGATTAGATCTTGGCAGAGCTGCACAATTCGATTTTTCAAACATCGATCCTGACGATGATTTCTATGATCCAACCAGGAGCAAAGGATTTGATATGGCTGATGCCTTCCAAATCCAGGAACAAATAAAAAAGAAAAAACTTGATCACGAGGCCTTTGTAAAAGCCTCGTATAAGGCTCAGGAGGCCACTAAAAAGGATCCGGAGCCAATAACTGATCCAAGTACCGCAGGGATCAGTTAAAAGCCTCATAAAGGCTTAAAATAAGAATGGCTTGACATTCCGCTATATTACATTACTTGTTGGTAATATAGCGGAGTGACACAAGTCACGACAAAAAAAAGAGGTAAAAAAATGATAGGATTAGGACTTGGAGCCGCAGGAGGATTTGGTACAGCTGGAACAGTTGGCTCTGTAGCGGGAGCAACATTATCCCCCGCACTCCTTATGGGAGGCGGATTAGCAGCAGCTTCAGCTGGTACAGGAATATTCAATTCATACATGAATTACAAAAATTTTAACCTCCAAAAAGACAACTATAAATACCAACAACAAATACAACAGGATATCTTCGGAAGAGAAGATAACTCTGTACAAAGAAGAATAAGGGATTTAAATGCTGCTGGATTATCACCAACACTCGCAGCCGGATCTTCCGCCGGTGCGGGATCCGTTGTCAGCACACATGCACCACAAAGAGACCAAATGCCTGACACTGCACTCGCAGTAATGAGTCTCTTAAAACAATCACAAGACATTTCTCAGTCTTTAGCACAAAAAGATTATATCACAGAAATGACAAAAAATGCGATAGTAAATCGCACAAATGCACAGGCACAATTACCTAATATAATGGCAACATTAGGCCTTATAAAAGCAAATGCTTGGAACGCTGCAACAAATGCACAAAAAACAAAACATGATCTATCAATCTTCGATGAGGCAGGTATGCCAACAAATACTGGTGGATTTATGGCTCAATTACTTGCATTAGCTGGAGTAACACAAAAAGCTGGTAACAAAGTAATAAATAAACCTAACCCTCAAATCACACCAATAATAAAAACACAAAAAGAGAAAGTAGATCACACAAAACCTTATTCAAAAACTAATAGACCAAAATTCGAAACTGAATTTAAATAAGGAGGTAGAAAAATGAGAAGAAAAAAAAGAAGATTTGGCAGAAGAAAAGAAACACGTATCAGTAGATACGGATCCTCTCGTGGAGGAATAAGATTATAAGGAGTATACAATGTGCAATGCGAAAAACCAATCAGGTTAAGCAAGGGATTATCGAGAATAGAATATCCCCATGGCTTAGAAGTTCCATGTGGTCGTTGCTTACAATGTCGGATAAAAAAAACTAAAGAGTGGGGAGTACGTATGCTCCACGAAATGGAGGACCATGATCGTTCAATTTATATCACTCTTACTTATGACGATAATCATATCCCTGATTTCGACTCACTTAGAAAAGAGGATCTGGTTAAATTCTTTAAAAGATTGCGTAGAAAAACAGACAAGAAAATCAGATATTTTGCTACAGGTGAGTACGGAGATCGCACAGATCGTCCGCATTATCATGCTATTATATTTGGCCTTGGATTTATGGACCGTCAAATTATAATGGACTCCTGGACAAAATGCGATTGGACTCCAATACGCATCTTAAAATCATTCGGTTTCGCAGAACCGGATTCAATTAACTATGTAGCAGGCTACATACAAAAAAAACTTAGTGGTGAACTCGCAGAAGAGGAGTACACAAAAAAAAACAGAGAACCAGTATTCAGATTATTATCAATGGGTCTCGGAAAAAAGTATTGCGATGCAAATGCAGAGCAAATACAACAACAACTATTCATAGCTGTAAGGGGAGTAAAAATGTCAATTCCCCGATATTATGTAAACAGATTAAATCTGGACACAGAAAGAATCAAAAGACTTAATGAAATTAAGGATTGCGAAGAAACAGAGCAGCGAACAGGCCGTTACGTGACAAGAGATGAGCTCTACACAAAACTTTATATGACCGATGACGTAATTAAAAACGAAGAGGGAATTAAAAATAGTAGAGTTCAACACACACGTAATTTACAGGCCAAAGCTGATCTAAAAAAAGCAAAGCTTTAAAAGCAACAAAGTTGCGAAAATACCGACGGACAACCCCTCGGAGCCATGCACTGTACTCAGTGCTTGGCAAACCAAACGAAGTGCGGAGGATTAACAATGTTATATCAAGTATACGTAGTAAAAGACTTAATGGCCGAAGAGGCAGGGCCCCCATTTACAGCAGTAAACGACAAAGTAGCTGTAAGACAGTTCAAACAAATGGGAATACCAAAAGAACTAACAAAAGAATACGAATTGCTTAAAATAGGCTATTTCGATTCAATAGATATTTCGATAACACCGGATATCACTTATAAAATAGTAACGGAGGAAAACGCAGATGAGTAATTCTATATTTGAAAATACCGGATCACTTATACCAAATAGATCTACATTCGATTTATCGTATGAGAAAAAATTTACCTGTGACATGGGACAACTAATCCCTGTTATGTGCGACGAAGTAGTGCCTGGTGATTTCTTTAAAATCGGCAACCAGGCAATTATTAGATTCCAGCCCCTGGTAGCACCAGTACTACACGAAATAAATATGTTCGTACATTATTTTTTCGTACCTTATAGACTACTCTGGAATACATTAGCAACGGACTCATGGGAGGCATTTATTACTGGCGGTCCGGCTGGAACATTAACACCAACACTACC